TCAGTTAGTTACCCTAATTTAGAAGGTGATGACGTATTAGGTTTACTTAGTACAAACAATAAATATGATAATCCTGTCATAGTTTCTGTTGATAAAGATATGAAAACAATACCTGGTTTGTTGTTAGCAGGTGACACGTTAGAACTAATAACAAGAACACAAGCTGATAAAAACTTTATGGCAATGACAATAGCAGGTGACGCTACAGATGGTGTGCCTGGTATAAAAGGTTTAGGTATGGTATCAGCAACAAAAATATTAGACTCTGCAAAAGATTTACCGTCTATGTGGAATCTTGTTGTAAAGACTTATGATAAAAAAGGTAATGGTATATCTGATGCTATATTAAATGCCAGGTTAGTACGCATACTAAGAGAAGGAGATTATGACTACGATACAGGAGAAGTTAAATTATGGAATCCTACGTTTTAATTACCAAGAGTGTGATATTTTGCTGTTGCACGTTATATTAAAGTAAAGTAATTTAGTTTTTTTATGTCAGCAAGCGATTTACCATATTTAAATGATGAATTGCTAGATGCTTTAGATACTATCTACCCAAGCAAACCACCAGATCTATTAGATGATGATAGACAAATATGGTACAAAGCTGGTCAAAGATCAGTTGTAGATTTTTTAAAGAAACATCAAGAAAGACAAAAAGAAACTATGTTAAATTCAACTGTATTAGAGGGTCAAATCTAATGTGTATTTTCGGCAGCCCACCACCTCCACCACCATTACCAGAACCAAGACCCACACCGCCTATGCCAGAAGAAACTGCGGATGCTCCTGTAACAGGTAGGAAACGTACAGAACAACCTACATCTACAAAAAAGAAAACTGATGGAACGGAAATTGGAACAAGAACTACAGGTGCAGCAGTAGCAAGAAGAAGATTAGGTACAAGTTCATTACGTATACCTTTATTACCTAGTGCAGGTCGTGATCTAAATTATTAAAATGGAAACACAACAAACAGCAGAAAGTTTATATAACACTCTGTCTATAGATAGATCTGCGTATGAACGTGATGGTGATGACTGTGCAAAATTAACAATACCTAGTTTATTTAATAATAATTCTGCAAAGAAACAAAAAATAAAAACACCAATGCAAGCGTTAGGTGCTGCTGGTACAAATAGTCTTGCAGCAAAAATGTTAATGGCATTAATACCGCCTAACACACCGTTTTTTAAATTAATAATTGATGAACTGGAACTACAAAAAAGTGGTCAAACTGAAATTATGGCCGAGATAGATAAAGGTTTACGTGGTTTAGAAAATGCAGTTATGGCAGATATAGAAACTAGCAACGATAGAGTAGCAATGTTTGAAGCACTTAAGCATTTAATAGTTGTAGGTAACGTGTTGCTATACATAACAGAAGATGGATTAAAAGTTTATTACTTAGATCGTTATGTAGTACAAAGGGATGAAGTAGGAAACGTACTTACTGTAGTAACAAAAGAATCTGTATCTACAAAAGCATTAGATCCAGAATTTTATGAGCAGATAAAACAAAAAGAAAATTATACAGAATCTATGGATGATACGGAAATAGATATTTATACAAAACTAGAACGTCAAGGTGATAATCATGTATGGTTTCAGGAATGTAAAGGAGAAAAGATACCTGGTACAGATGGCATTTCACCTGTTGATGTATCACCATTTATAGTTTTACGTTGGACTCAAACAGATACAAATTATGGTACGTCATACGTTAATGAATACAAAGGTGATCTTATAACTTTAGAAGCACTAACACAAGCAATAGTAGAGGGTGCTGCTGCATCTGCACGTACAATATATTTTATAAATCCTAATGGTGTAACTTCACCAAAAGCTGTAAGTCAAGCACCTAATGGTGCAGTACGTGAAGGACTTGCTACTGACGTATCTACATTACAAACTAATAAAGCTAATGATTTTGCTGTAGCTGAAAGGGTAAAAGCTACGTTAGAAAAAAGATTAGAAGATGCTTTTCTTATGACTAAAAGCATACAAAGGGATGCAGAACGTGTGACTAGTACTGAAATACAAATAATGAGTAATGCCTTAGAAGCTACGTTAGGTGGCATTTATTCTGTGTTGAGTTCTGAGTTTCAAATTAAATATTTACGTAGAAAATTACATCTACTTATAAGAGCAGGTAAAGCACCTAAACTTCCTGATAGGTTAGTCAGACCAAAAATAGTAACAGGTATAAATGGTCTTGGAAGGGATGCAGATAAAGCAAAACTTATAGAGTTTATAGGCACGATAGCTCAAGCATTAGGTGTTGATGTTATGAGAAGGTACATGAATATTGACGAGGCAATTATAAGGTTAGCTAATAGTGTTGGTATAGAAACTTTAAATTTGATAAAATCAAAAGAAGAGATAGCTCAAGAGTTGCAAGCTGAACAGCAACAGCAACTTCTTAAAGATCTAGCTCCTTCTGCATTACAGGGTCATAAATTACTAGATCCTAAAAATCAAGCGGAAGCTCAACTATTACAAAATGAGGTAACACCAAATGCCAACTAAAAAAACAGCAAAAAAACGTGACGAAAATGGTCGCTACACTAAAGAAGAAGTAGCAGTTGTAAGTAGTCTAGGTGTAAACGATACACCAGAACCAACTAAACCAGTTGAAAAAGTTACTGCACATGGTAATACTATTACTAATAGCTAATTAATTATGAAAGCATCTTTACAGTCAAACGAAACTCCTCCTATGTCACAAGAGGATTTAGAAAAATTTGCTGACGAAAACAAATCTGATAACGGTAAAATCTTAGGCAAGTTTGATAGCGTCGAAGCTCTTGCTGCTAGTTATAAAGAACTAGAAGGTAAGTTAGGTGATGTTGCAAAAACAAAAGAAGAACCTGCTACAGAAGATGTAGTTGAATATCAAGAGGATGGTTCTGTTAATTACGAACTGGCAAAACAACAATACGGTGAAAAGTTAGGAGAACTATTTGAACAAAGTGATATAGATCCTTTTGCTATAAATAAGTATTACCAGGAAAACAACGGTACTATTTCAGAAGAACATTACAAAGAATTAGAATCTACTGGTCTTACAAGAAACGTAATAGATAATTATCTAAATGGTTTAAGACCACAAGAAGGTACAGAACAAGCTGCTGCTGATCCTAGCTTCCCTGAGTATGAAGATATTGTAGGTATTGCAGGTGGTGAAGATAAGTACATGGAAATGTTGCAATGGATGGATGGCAACGTATCTAAAGAAGAACTACAAGAGTTTGATAAAGTTGTAGATGCTGAGAAAAGAAACATTCCTAAAGTTACTCTTGCAGTACAAGAAATGTTTACCAGGTATAAAAATGCTATGGGTGTAGAACCTAGATTAATAAGTGGTAGAACATCTGCCTCACCTAATACAAGAGTATTTAAATCTAATGAGGAAGTAGTAGCTGCTATGAGAGATCCTAGATATAAAAAAGATATAGCTTATCAACATGAAGTACAAACAAGATTACAAGATAGTGATGTTTTTGGTATATCTAACTAATGGCTAAATCGGTAAGGCTACGCAAAGAACACAAGAGTAAAACTGGTGGCCTTACAAAAAAAGGTAGAGATAAAATAAATAGAGAAACAGGTAGCAATCTAAAAGCACCAGTAACAGGCAAAGTAAAACCTGGTAGTAAAGCTGCCAAAAGACGTAAATCTTTTTGTGCCAGGATGAAAGGTGTTAAAGGTGCTACCAGTAAAGGCGGTAAGCTAACAAGAAAAGGACTAGCTCTTAAAAAATGGAAGTGTAATTAAAACTGCAACGATACACCAGTAATTTGTGTTACTTTAGACCCTACTGCTTGGTTAGCAACTTCAACTTTATACTTAAGTTGTGTGCCTGCGGTTACAGTAACATCATTTGCTATTGCCATTTTGACACCTGTAGCAAAATTAGGTTGTGCTACTAATGTTACTTGTGTAAAGTTAGAACCATTATCTGCTGATAAATAAACTTTTAAATCTGTGTTTAGTGTTGCTGTTCCTGTATTATCTTTATATGTAATTACAACACCCATTTTGGCTGTTGATGCACTAGCAGTAACTGCATTACTTATAAAATTACCTGTTGCGTTATTTGTAGTAGTAGTTAATTTTTGTCCTTTTATCTTTATTTCTGCAAGACCAGCGTTTGTATTACTGTTGTTATGGTAGTTATGAAACACAATACGAAACGCACTCGTATTTGTGGGAACTATATAAGGTGTATCTAAAGTTGCGCCTGCAAAACTGTTACCTACGTTTGTAGCTTCTACAATATCATTAGAATTATCTTGTGCAGAGCCACTAGCAGTTATAAATTGTGATAAAAATGTACCACTAGACCCACCTGAGTCGGCAGTTTGAATTTTAAAAAATCTAAATCTTGCATAAGTATTAAAGTTATAAAACTGAAAACCAGTGAATTTAAAACCTACTCCAAAATCAGAATCTGCTCCAAGTTCATATCCAAGACCTTGTGTGTAACCAGAAGGTGCAGCTATATAAAAACTTTGACCTTGTCCTCCTCCAAGACTTCCAGTTACTCCATCAATCAATCCGGGCTTATTAATAGAAGAATGATTGAATGCAAAAATCCTACTTGAATCTAAATCAGTTGTTTCATAGAATTGATCTGTACCATAACTTTGAATAATACTAGCTACAAAGTCTCCACCTAAAGTATCTCTAGCCATTCCTGTTAATGACGCTATACCATTAGCATCTTGAAATGTTTCTACAGAAATAGAGTTAGTATTATATCTAGTAGCATTTTGTAAAGCGTTAAGTTTTAGAGCTAGTGCTGATATATCGTTTATTATCTTGTTATCATCAAATGCTGTAACGTGTTGAGTAACACTACTTGCACCAATCCTTGCATCTGGAACTGTGCCTGACGTTAGGTTGCTTGCACTTAAAGATGTAAGATCTTTAGCTGTATTAGCTGCTATAGCTGAACTAACAGAACTGGCTAATTTAGCTGTTGTTATACTTCCATCTATTATTGCACCTGCAATTTTTAACTGACCATTCATACTGCTGTGACTACTGCATTGGTAGTACAACAAATCAGGTGCATCATGCGGTACTGTAAATACTATTTCTGTACCATTACCTCCACCATTATTTGTTACCCCTGTGTTATAAGCATCATTCGTACCACCATTAGCAATACTGGTTTTTATATAGAAAGGGTGTCCACCTGATCTATTCTCAAAAATATAAGTATGACCTCTGCTAAGAGTTAACGTAGGGTCATTAACCGCACCATTAAGACCTTTACCTGTAAATGTATAGTGGTTTGTACCACTAGCACCTAAGACATATCTAAGGGTATCTTCTATAGCCCTTGATGATACTTGTGTTAAAGGCATAGTTAACTAGGTGTGTAACCAGTAAGTGATGTTGCTTCTTCTTGTGTTAAACCTAATGCCAATAACTTTGTGTTACCACTTTTTTTAGCTGCTATTAATGCTGTCTTTTTATCCTCTGCTGCTTTTAAATCCTCTGCTGATATAGCGTAAGGATCAGAAAAAGTTTTATTAGCAGGGTCATAGGCATTACCAACTTTTACTGTGTCATCACAGTCTACCCAAGTCATGCTTGAGTGGACTTCAAATGTAGTTGAATTAACTTCGACTACTGCATTGTTTAGAATAAGTGCTTTCATTACTTGTACTCCTCTACATAAACTACACCAGCTCCGCCATCTCCACCGACAGCACTGGTACTTGCGGCTGTGCCACCACCACCACCACCATTTTTACCATCTATTCGTGTAGCAGTTTTTCCACCATGAGTTGCCCCAGCCATAGAACCACCAGCACCACCCCAAAAGGAAGAACCAGCTAAGGTTGATGTTGGGTTTGGGTTATCAGCAGTAGAGTAACCACCAGAAGTTCCAGAACCACCTGTTAAATTAAGGTCTCCACCAGAACCAACTCCGCCAATTCCACCACTACGATAGTCGTTGTTACCTTGAGAGCCACCTTCTCCGCCTGTTGCAGAACAATAACTTCCAAATGATGATGTAGTTCCGTTAGCTCCAGCACCAGAAGTTCCTTCAGCACCAGTTCCGCCAGCTCCTACTGTAACTGAAACAGAAGAGACGGAAGAAACATCTATTAGTTCAATAGCTGTACCACCAGCACCACCAGTAGAGGGTGCTTGGTCATTACCTTCTCGATAGCCAAAGCCACCTCCACCTCCACCAGTAACAATTACTTTAACTCTTTTTATTCCTGTTGGTTTAGTCCAAGTATGTGAACCAGCAGTATCAAAAACCTGTATAGACTGCAACCCAGCGTCAGCATCAGCAAACGATAATGATGTTCCATCTGATTTTAAAACTTTACCAGCATTACCAGATTGAGAAGGTATAGGGTCAACTACACCTTTTGCTACATAATTCCAACTTGCGTGTGCTGTGCCACTACTAGAAGGGTTATTACCTGTAGAGTTTGCAACGCATATATACGTTGAAGTTATACCTGAGTCTGTGAACTCAACAAGATCATCAACAGTATAAGCAGTTGAGTTGTTGTAAGTACCTCGCCAGACTAATTTAATTTTGCCGAGATCAATAGTTGCCATAATTAAATAGTTGCGATTAGCCTTCCACTTGTATTTAGGCTAAAAGAAAAACCAGTAGCCGCAAAAACTACCTCTTCAAATGCATCATAAACTGCACCAGCTATATTGTCCACACCGCCATTGGTAGATGTCACGATTAGATGTCCATTGCTGTCTGTATTAAATCCATAAACTTCTGGGGAAGATACGTTTGTAAGATTAGCTCCACTAATAGCAGGTAGTGTTGCAGGGAATCTTGCATCAGGTATAGTTCCAGAAGTTAAATTACTTGCGTTTAAATTAGTTAAATCTATTGTTTCAAAACTTGGGTCAGCACCATTATTAGCTCTTAAAAATTTGCCATTATTGCTAGATGTACCATGCTCTAATTTTGCAAGTGTTATAGCTTCATCTTGTATTTTTTGTGATGATACAGAATTATTTTGTAGGATTGCTGTTGTTACTGTGTTGTCACTTGGAGTTCCAATATTTACAGTAGTACCCATTACTACTGCGTGGTAGCTTGCACCAGTAGCAGGTGCAGCAGCTAACTTAACTGTGTTGCCATCTAACGCAAAACCTTCTGTCGGTGTAGATGTGCCACTATTAGGTTTTTGTAAGACACCTTCTATTATTAGTAGTACTTGTTGTGCTGAAGTAGGTGCATTAGTTAAGGTAAAGTTTTGAGTACTGCCATCAAATGCAGGACTAAGTGTAGATATAAAGAAGTTACCAATACTTTGTGTTTCTTCCCAAGCACCTGTACCTCCGTTATAAACATATAATTTTTCTAGAGTCGTATGCCAGAATAAATCTCCTGAGTCATTATTAGTTGTAGGAAAACTAGAACCTACCCTATATCTTTCTGCAAAATCATTTATATCTCCACTAAGACCTACAAGGTCATCTTCTTTTAAAGTTGCTTTGTGGTATGTATAGTTTTGACCTGCACCTGTAGAAACAACAAGAAATCTAACACCTGCTGCAACACTAGAACCACGAAAGTTTGTAGCAATACCAGATATATTTACTGTTGTACCACCTACTGT